AGTATCTTGATATTGGTCATGAGACCATTCTAATAAAATTACACGACCAATACAAGTACCCCATTTTCCATAAAGGGCAAGGCCTAGTAATCTTACACACTAAAAGAATGAGGCTTAGTAATATTACACCTACGATACCGGTGCTCCATAAAGATCTAATTATGTAATATTACGGACCTGTAATAATTGTTGCGAATAGTAAGATTACGCGATCGCACGAACAAGTGTTTGTTGTACCGTTTTAGGTATCGTTGTATCTATTGTTGCGAGCGTGTATGCTTACTAGGTCGGCAATTCCGCCGACACTCACGAAAGGCAAGGCAATGAAATCCAAAGTCAAAGCGTTCGCAAAGGCGATGAGTGTTCTCATCGCTAAGGCGAACAAAGTCCGTACCGAAAAAGGTACAAAGCGTATCTACGATAGCGAGATACTCAATGTCGCTATCGGTACGGCGCTCAATGGCAAAGTGATGCCAAAAGGCGAAAACGCTCGCCTATGGTGTCTCACTAATGGGGCAGTCATCGTTGATGTTCGTAGCATCGTTCACGAAAACAAAGGCGATGATGCGTCACACTTGCGACCCGAAAACACGGTTCGTGCGAGACTCATCACACTTGCCAAACTGAACAAAGACATCGCAAAACTTGCGTATGTTCGCTATCTCACTAACGGTACACCTAGTGCCGATGATGCGAACAACGACGACGCTTACAAAGTTTTTATCTACCGTAAGCGTTAGAACAAAAAAGGTGACGGGGCGGAAACGCCCCGTCATTTTTTTTTGTATCCGTTTTAGTCGAGAAAAAAGTAAATTAGATTTCGTTCCATAAAAGGTACACCTATGTAATATTACAAATCCATACTAAAATAATGAGAGTGTACCATTATTGGTACGCGGGTGCGTCTCTACGTGAAACTGGGAGCTCCACCCGCGGTAATATTACACCGTAAAGGGGTTAGGTTTGTAATCTTACACGGTATGACTTGCATTGGCTAATAGATTGTGTAGACTATTGGTATCGGCAATCCCGCCGATCTTCATGAAAGGTTACACAATGTCCACCTACGAGACACACGACGAGATAATCCAGAAGGTTCGTGCCTTCTATCGGGAGAATTACAATCATCCCGAATCTGCCCTGCCATGTCACCATTGCATCTTCGAGCAAGAGCCAAGCACCGAGTCTGGCTATGTGTGGATTACCTGCACATCTGATGATGTCGATGGTTGCAATTGGGGTAACATTTAGTTACACCTGAGTAAGTAAAGCCCGCCTCTATCCCCCGGAGGCGGGCTTTATTTATTATTACCTTATGGTAATCTTACTAATAATGATCCCCATAAAGATTTCACACACTAAACTAACACATTAGTAATATTACACGCCAACCGTAACATTACATGGCCATCTGTTGCCCGGCGGGTCGATCAAGGGTAGAAAGAGAAAGAGCCCGCCCCGCCCTTTCGGGCGAGACGGGCTCTTGTGTTCTGTTCGCTACTTCGTGCGAACGATAAACACTTTCTCGCATTCGTCAGTCACGCCGTTATCAAGCCATGACTGCTGAGCCATTCTTGCATCAACCGCCCAGATAACGGTGATGTCGCCCAGAATCAACTTGCTCTTCTGCCAGCTGATGAGCCTTGCACGAACGGCATTGTCGGCACGATAATTCGTTGCCTTACTGCACACTTCGCTACGAAGAACGAACGGCACTTCGTTCTCAAGGCAGAACTTCAGAAGTTGGGCCTTGCTCTTCTTGACGGGGTTTCCGTTCGCATCAACAGTCCATGTCTCAAGAACGGGTTTAGTCGATGCAATGGAAACTGCTTTCATCAGAAGTTCAGCACCGTCATTCGTTGCGAATGGCTTTACTCTCTTCTTCTTGTTCTTCTCATTGCAAGAAGAAAGTTTCTCAACAGACTTCTGAAACAGTCCCGACGCTTTCACGCCGAAAGACTGAACTTTCTTCTTTCTTCCTTTCGCTACTTTCGTAGCCTTTCTCTTCTTCGCCATTGTGCTCTTGCCTTTCGTGAGTGTGAGCCGAATTGCTCACTACCTAGATCATAGCAATACCTAGCAAGATTACAACTACCCAATTTCTGCATTACAATTCACACTCATGCATAATCATGCATAAATTATTAGGAAATCACACTAAATTGTAAACTTACATGCATAATTATTCAGCGGGTGCGTCAGAAACGCGAAGCTGTCTGCTCCACCCGCCGTAACATTACGCCGTAAAGGGGTAGATCTTGTAACATTACATGGAAGTAAGGTAATAAAAACCCCGCCCGGTTTTTAGTCGAGCGGGGTTCTTTTATTACTTGCGATTACGAAGGTAAGCCAGAAGGCTTATGCTGAACACAGTCGCAAGAATAAGTGAGTATGAGACATACTCGCTAATGTTGAGCGTGAGGTTCATTGTTATCTCCTTTCTTATTTGAGACCCCAGACCTTGCGGTGAAGGTCTGCGATAACTTGGGCTTGGGTTTCATTCAGGCAAGGCAGGGTGTGAATGATACAGTCAGAGCTATCGCCCGTTGGTGACTTGTACCATAACTCAACCTGCGACCCCCAGACCATTACGCCTGAGAGCGAGCCTTTCATCGGGATAGTTTCGGTGTTCATTGTTTTTCCTTTTGTGTTCTGGGTTTCCCCATCACCTTTCAGTCTACAAAACTTACACAGATAATACAAGTACCTAATTCCTCATAAAGTGTAAGGTTTAGTAATATTACTCATTAAAAATGAGACACTCATAGACTCTATATGGTTTGGTGTCGTAATATTACACGCACTAAAAATGAGAGACGGATCTGCGTAATGTTACTTGGTGGAACGCCCTGGATCGATCGGCCGGTGGTACATAGCAAGAACCCCTACCCCTTGCGGGGTAGGGGTCTTGGGGGGGTTGGGGGTGCTACTTGGTCTTGCGGTAAAGCAGAACCTCGTAGGCTTGGGGGTTCTTGGGGTCAATCGCAGGATTACCCTTGCCATTGACCAGAACCCGCAGGTAGCCAATCTTGCCAATCTGAGCGTCAATCTTGGTGAGGCTCAGTAGTCTGGCGTTGATTGTCAGGTCAGGTCGCTTGTAGAGGTTCGGGGTGAGGTGACGCACTACCTGCCGAACATCTACCTTGACAGTGTGCGGGCTGGTGCGCACCTCGTGCTTGGTGATGGCTGGCAGGGCTAGGGCTTGGGCTACTGCGGTGAGCAGATAGTTAGCCCCCTTGTCCTCGTAGTGACGCTTCACGCCACGCTTGGCGTTGAGGTCACGCTTGGCGGTGCGCTTGGCGGTAAGGGTGCGCATAGTCTGCGCCACCTTAGCCTTGCTCACCCCCTTGCGCTTGGTCTTGGTCTTGGTCATTGACGGTATCCCTTCGTGATTGGGCTTGGCTGGTTGCCTCACCTCGTTGATACCAATCTACCCAAGCCCTAGCCCTATGCCTACCTCGTAGCCTTACCTCGCAAGATTACCTATTAGACATTATTACCCTAAAACCCTTATTCTATGCGGGTTCTAGCGTCGATCGTATGACGAAAATAATCGTTACACAATCGCAACATTACACCTACCCCTATTGACCCCCCCGAACATAGGTTCGCCCCAGGGGTCTAATACAGCATAACCCTGCTAGAAAATATATTAAAATTTTTGACATAATGGGGTGGAGCGGCTTATTAATGAATTGCCGGGGTTAAATGCCGGGGTTAATTCATCTCAGACAAAGGCGGGGTTAGACAGACCTATCTCGCCGGTAGTGGTGGGCGAGATAGGCGCTCACAAAACCGGGATCGCCGGCCGGAGCAGCCCCGTAACAAGGAATCCGGGGTTATCGGGCGTAAACTATAACGGTCCCAAGGCGTTGGGATGCCCGATGGAAACTATTTCACATAAATAATTTCCGGGTTATATTCTATCAGATATTATTTCCAATACCAATCATTTTCTTTATCATTATCCCTCCATCCATTGTATGGAGGAGATTGTTCAAAGACATCGGTAAAATCTTTAGAATCTTTAGAATCTTTTTGGCCCACTATTTCATAATCATATCTGTCATCATCTGAGGTGATCCATTTATCCCCGTCTTCTACATCCCATAATGTTTCATTAATTAACCGGTTTATTAAGTTCTGTCCCTTTTTTGTTGTGTATGAGGGATCCCATAATCGAACCCGGTTGTTTGGTTGGATTGCATAATTCCCGTCTTTTCTTTGGATTACATGACCGCATTTGTGTTGACCCGCATTTTCGGAATAATTGGTATTGATAATATTAATATCAGGACTATGCCAATCAAGGGTAAACATATATTTCCCGTCAACATTTCTTTTATGCCGGTCAATGTATGTCATTGCCATACCCCGCATGTGTTCAAAGATCGTAACGGTGATATACGGTGAAAAGCTGTTCCACATCACCAAGTCTTTTAAATCGACCTCTGGAGCGTCTGGGTGAGCGCAGAATGCATTTATAGGCGCTCTCCACCAAACCCCGCCATCTTCCATTAGAAAATGAAATACGGGCGCTCTGTCGGGGATTGAAGCCACTCCGAAGATTACGCACGGAAACTTAATATCGTGACTATCAATTTGGTTTCTTAGAAAATTGCCACGCACATAGCATTCAATGGGCGGGATTGAGGCATTTAGCTCTGGCATATGGTTATTATATCATGTGGGCCGAGTGGGAATTGAACCCACGACCAACACCTTATAAGAGTGCTGCTCTTACCACTGAGCTACCGGCCCTCTTTGCTCCCAGAGTAGGGCTTGAACCTACGACCAACGGATTAACAGTCCGACGCTCTGCCAACTGAGCTATCTGGGAATGGAGCCCGATGCAGGATTTGAACCTGCGACCACCTCATTATATCAACTATTTAGAGCCGCTGGTGAGATTCGAACTCACTATCTCCCGATTACAAGTCGGGTGCATAGCCAAATATGCTTCAACGGCATTTATTAATAACTTTTTCCTTCAGCATAGCGAATTCTTCTTGAATGCCTACCATTCCCCCGATTCGCCCCCTTGTATGTTGGTGTTTGAGCGTGACAATTTGGGCATAGAAGAATTAAATTTTTTAAATTATTATTTGATGAATTACCATCAATGTGTTCAATTTCAAGCGGTATTGATAAACCATTCCACTCTTTATTTTTACATCTATAACAAATATTTTTAAATGTATAGATTAAATATCTTTTTAATGTTCTAGGGCTAGCAGTTCCGTTTTTAACGGAATCAATCATTTGTTTTATTTGTTGACATTTATTAGAACAAAATTGATTTGTCCCTTTTTTATGACCTACGCTTTGTAACTTAGTAGTAGAGCACACAATACAAGTCATGTTTTGATATTTTGGCATTATCCATTATAGCATACCATTGTTTAAAAGTGAGGAGCTCTGCCGCTGAGCTAATCGGGCATTGTGCTCTCATATTGTAGTGGGGATAGCGAGAGTCGAACTCGCATGCTTTTCAGCGCATCATTTTAAGTGATGTGTGTATGCCGGTTCCACCATATCCCCATTATTTTTTAATATTTTTTTTCTTTATCTTTTTTTTCTCTGTTGGAATTTTTGGCAAAGGCATTGTTGGAGATATAATTTCTGAAAGCCGATCAATAACTCTTTCTATTTGATATTCAATTGAGTTAATTGTAGATTGCACAATTTTTCTACCATGTATATCATCTTCAAAAGGCTCCATGACTTGAGTTGCTGATTCTGTAATTGGTGACATATAGCAATGCAACAACTCATGAACAATTGTATTTCTTAAAGTTTCCGGTTTTTCTTTTTTGTAGTCTTTATTTAAAGATATTGTTGCTAGATGTTGACCATAAACAATTTCACATTCACCAAGTGAATCATTTGGGCATGGCTTATCATTTAAATCAATCCTCCACTCAGTCAAGTTTATCTTTCTTCTTACAATCTGAACATAGGAATTAATCCAAGGTTCAATATGGGATGGCTGTGATTTAGAGCGTTTCATTCAAAAACTTTCCTGCCGCCATCAAGCAGTTTAAAATTATGCTCTCTATCATAGAGTAGATATTCGTACATACTCATATCAAAAAAGTTTTTAACTTCTTCAAGCACAAGTGGGGCATTAAGTTCTGAACATGTGTAAAGATCAAACTGGACAAGGTAGGGTTCATTCTCATCCCAAACATGAAATGCAATATGTGATGTTTCAATCATTACAGCCGCTGTCATACCGCGATTGCCTTCAACATCAACATATGCAGAAAATGGACCGCGAACAATTTTCATTCCGATTTTTTCAACAAAAGACTTTAGCCAATAGTAAACAACTTCTTGATCTTTTGGCGGGTTTTTACAGTGTCCTCTAATGAGAATATGCTTATGTAATGGTGCTTTCATTTTTCCTCCAGATTAAGCATAAATGTATTGTTCAACCACATTAATGCAATAATAGAATAACCTACAATATCAAGAAATGTATCGTATAGGCTTTCGCCGGGAACAGCATTTTCTAAATTGTCTTTAGATAAAATATTTTCTGCTCTTGCAATCTTATCATGAATTCTAATTACCAATCCTGTAATCCCAAACATTGCAATGTTATGATGCCCATAATCTTTTTGTTTACGAATAACTGTAAGAACAACATCAACCATATTAATTTTTGAATTTGGGTACATTCTAGCTGCGGCATTAATTGCATTTACAGCCATTGCAGACCAAAGAAAAGCATGCTCTGTTTTTTTAGAATGGAGATTGTCTTTACCAATATTTTCTGGATTGGATTTAATTTTTTGTAAGTAGAGATCACTCTTAATATAGTAATTAATAATCTCTCTAAGATTTTCTATTTCTGATAGATTTACATCAAGAAATGGTTTTAATGTAAAGTTTTTATAAGTAGAGTGTTTTTCCCAAATATCAGAGGCGGCTTTAAATGCAGCCTGCTCCCATGTCATATTGCTATTGTCAGAATACGAAGTCTTTAATATTGTCATAACTTAAGAACAGGCTGCATCCAAAACGATTAAGCCTTTTGCCTCTCTTCTTCGGGATTAAGAATTTCAAACTTGCCTCTTTGCACCTTCTTAAAGAAGTGCCTATTGGCATTGTAGAAGTTGTAAAATGTTGGCAAAGAAATATTAACATTCTTTGCAACTTCGGCTGGAGTGATTACCTTGCCGACATTTGTTTTAAGAAACCCAACAATTACATCCTGCTTTGATCTTGTTCGTGTTGTCACTGATTGTTCACCCCCCTTCTCTGGGAAGTCAAATTTTGACCAGATATTTTTAGCAATCTCTTTTGGCAAAGAGTAGTACTTGATAGTCTTTGCAAGATTCCAACCTTTGTGATATCCATAAAATACACTTGCAGCAACTCTTTCCATGTCATTTTCAATTTTGCCAAGTTTCAACATTGCTTGATCATATAGCTTTTCAACTTCATGAAATGGCAATTTCCATTGACTATTTTCTTCTTGATTTTGGTCTTCCGAGACCTCGTGTTTTTCGTTCATGCGACAATCGTAGCACACACTTGAAAATAAAAATGGGCTATTTTAAAATTATTTTAAAAATAAGTAATGGCGGCCAATCCCATACGCCTAGAATAACTATACAGAATACTCTAGACCTAGAACGGCCGCCAAAAACTTATTTCTTCTTTGACTTATCTTTTACTTTTGTTGTTGGATGATCAAGCAATAGATGCTGATCAAGTTTCATATCAATAGTATTTACTTCAAGCTCAACATGTTGAACATCCTTATGAAGCTCAACCAGTTTCTCCATAACCTTACCATGATCTTCTTTATTCTCTTCTCTGCTCTTTTGAACAAGAACAGCTAAAATGCCACCAACGGCTGTGATGGCGGCGACTAATACAGCTTCCATATCAGTCACCAATTAAGAAATCAGCAATAAGCTCGACATCAACATCAAACTCACCATAGACATCTTGGTGTGCTTTTAATGTTGCAACAAGATCATTCTTTCTCACTGTCTCAACTGGAGAATCATCTTTTGGCTCAAGAGCTGTCGGAGCTGCTGAGGCAGGCTCGCCAGTAGAACCAGAATCAGAACCGCCAACTGTTTGAGTCGTCTCTGTAAGCATAAAGGTTACATCCTTAACTGCTTTAGAAAGAGAGTCAATCTGCTCTTGGTGATAAGCGGCAGCCTTAAGAGCTTCCTTTAAAAGAAACTTGTGCTGCTCAACCATTTTTTCCGCATTGTCAACGGGAATGCTAATAAATTTCATTACTCCTCCTTCGGAATTATCTTCCATTTCTTCATCTTCTTCATCGTCATCCATTTCTGGAGTGACAACACCATCAGGTATTATAGCAAATCTACACTTGCCTTCTGGCTCAACTGTCTGTTTTATAATTTTACAGACACCGGCCCCTTCATATAATACACAATTTTCACATTTTACGCCAATTTCGGCATCATCGTTTTCTTCGGCTGGTTCATATCCAGCCCAAATGCCAATTCCATCTTCATCAAACTTCCCATACTGGTCAGCAATAAACTCAAGCATATCTGCAAGAAGAGCTTCTTGAATTTCTAAATCCTCAGCAATCTTTTCAATCAAAGACTTAGACACGGTTCTGTATCCGCCGCCTCGACGTTTGTATTCACGAACTAACCAAGCATTTGCATATGCTGACGGATATACATCAAACTTTCTTTTTGCCTCCGCTTTAACTCTAGCGTACAGACTTGGATTTGTAGGAACATTACGAGCAGCTTTTTTAATTGTTGAAACATTAATAGGCTTCTTGCCTTCTCTTGTCTGTGTTGATTCAGCACGGCGCTTTCTTTGAATTGCAGAACGAATTTGTTCTGGGGTCATCCTTGCAGCTCTTGAAGCCGGAACACACTTGGGGTATTTACCTTTGTCAGCATCTGATCTACCGCATGGTTCAAATCCACCACCGGCTTTTGGTCTTGAGAGGTCAACCCATTCTTCATCAAACCATTCTGTTAGACTTTTATAAATATCATCAACAATCTTTTTCTTTTTTTTCTTTGATCGAGAATAGCCTTGTTGGGGATTTTTAATTCCAGAACCCATTGAAGAGGTTGTAACTTCATTTTCTTTTTCCATATAGCCAGCCATACGAGCAGCAATACCCTGCGCTTGAGCTTTTTTGCGAGCTTCTTTCATTGAAGCCTCATTTCCCGGAGTGTAGGGGTAGCATTTTCCGCTATCTCCCCATTTAAAACCGGGCTTTCCGCTATCTGAACAGCTCTGAATAGGCATATGTTACAAGTGTATCATTGATTATTGATAATAGCTAACAAGATTTTCCTTTTCCCAGCGCTGAACAGGTATTTCTACCCTGTGAAAAGCATGAAAAGCGTCTTCTGAGGAGTAAACTATCCTCGCATAAGCCTTTCTAGCACCTTCGTTATAAACTGGACATGCTCCATTGGGGCAAAAGTACAAGGCTTTATACTGAAATTTGTCTTCATACCAGTGAATTGCATTTACAACTGACAGAATTTTATTGCAGTACGGGCATGTTCTTTCTGGATAAGGAAAATCTTTAATCTTTCCGCCTAAAATACTCATTCGTCATCCTCATCATCAATCTCTATTTCATCTAAGTCTTCAATAACTTCAAACTGCTCATTGAATTCTTCATTTGTATAATCAAATTTATCTTTTCCATTAATATCAAAAATTTTTGTTTTAAGGATATGTGTTATGATTTCATCAACTTTATTTTTTGCAATCTCTACTCCATCCATTAATGCATTTAACTCATCTATTGAAATACCATACTCTTCTGTAGGAGACATAATTACAAATGATGGTACAAAACTATTTTCAAAAGGTACTGCTTTGATTACAAGCTGGAGAGAAGGTATCTCTTCAAATTCCATTTCATTATCAAAATTAACTATTCTCATTAGCTTTTACTCTTATTGTCTTTTTTAAAAAAAGCAACAAACCAAAGAACAGTTAAAACTAAAAATGCTGAACTAATAAAATTAATTTGGTAATCAAATGCTAATAAAAAAGAATATTTTACCAACAAAGCTGATAAAGAAATCCAAATTAAAGCGATGATAAATTTTTGCATAAATACCTCCAGCTGTGAGCATATCAGAAATTTTTCAAATTTCGCACACGGAAGCAAAAAATCTGGTATGCTTCGCATGCGGGCATGCGAGCAAGCTATTACTCTAATATACTTTAGTATAACTAGTATACCTACATATACTTAGCATGCTTAGTATGCTTAGTATGCTAGAGAAAAATTTAAAGTTTTCTACCAAAATAAAAGAAATGGTGGTAATGTATGTATATGCAAATCGTAGCCGTTGTTGAATCCGACGATTACGGCCCAGCCGTGATTCTGGATCCAGAACATATTAGCATTATGAGATTTGATGATTTTTTTCTTGCCGCTACCAGATGTGTTTTTACAAATCAACCAATCAGTTGTGAAATTTCTGCTGGAACCGCGAGCGCTTTGATGCGAAAGGGAGTTAACTGTTTACAGATTTCTTCAATTGATGAAGATTACAGCACAAAGAAAGAAAAATAATCTATGCAAAAAATTAGTTGGTTTAGTTTAAATCGTGAAGACGCTTCGGGTGAAACTTGGTTTAGCCCAGGATATATTAATGCTGCTGTATCAACAATTAAGGCGTTGCAAAATCGCAAATGTGCGGTCTTCTATAACAGAAATGATATAGATTATCATGTTAATTTTTGCCCAGCTACTTATTATCAATTTAATTCAAAATATAATGTAGGGTATACTCCTTGGGAGTCAACAAAAATTCCAGATCACTGGATTGATAATATGCGTAAGTGTGATGAGGTTTGGACAACATCAAACTTTGTTAAAAAAGTTTATGAATCTCATAATGTAAATGCGAATATCCATGTTATTCCTCATGGCGTATCTGAAGATTTTAAAATTATTGAAAGAGAACTAACATCAACATTTAATTTTATTCATGTCGGTGGAGATTCTAAAAGAAAAAATGCTCAGATGGCAGTTGATGCATTTTTAGAACTCTATGAAGGAAATAATGACTATAGATTGATTCTTAAATATAATAAGTTTTGTATGGCGGAAGCTTATATTAATGGCAGATTATTACCAGCTTCAATGCATCCACAAATTATTGCAATTCCTGATTCACTTAGTGTTGATGATTTAGTATCTCTTTATCATAAAGCACACTGCATGATTTATCCTACAATGGGTGAAGGTTTTGGAATGATTCCATTTGAAGCAATTGCAACTGGTCTTCCAACCATTGTGACAAATCTTACTGGATGTGCTGACTTTGCAGAATATGCAATTCCACTTGATGCAGAATATTCAAAAGCAACATGGAATGATCATTATTTTTCAACAGACACAGGTGAATGGGCAAGTCCAGACTTTGATCAACTTCTTGATTTAATGGAAGATGTCGTAAATGAATACGATGAAGTAAAAAAATCTTTTGTCCGATCAGCAAAAATTCTTCACTCCGAATGGTCTTGGGATGCTACGGCTGCTAAGATTCTTGAGCGCTTGGATTTTTACGAAAAATCTTTTGCGTAGTCCTTAGTAACATTCTTTGACTCTGGGCGTTTCATCTAATACAATTGTTTCCCTTATACTTTAGGAGGTATTATGTCTTTATTGAGCAATGATTTTATTAATGGTTATAATTCAAAAACCCCGCCTTGGGGCTTTGGCGGTCTTGGCGAAATTGTCTATCTTAGAACCTATAGCAGAAAGATTGAATCTCTTGACCGAAATGAGACTTGGGTTGAAACCATTAAGAGAATTATTGATGGCGCTGTTGAAATCGGCGTACCATTTTCTCAAGAAGAAGCAGAAAAACTTTTTGATCACATGTATAATCTTCGCTGCACAATTTCAGGTCGTGCTCTTTGGCAACTTGGAACACCGCTTGTCTCAAAATTTTCTGGTACTTCGCTAAACAATTGTTTCTTTACTAATATTGAAAAAATTGAAGACTTTGAACTTCTTTTTGATTACTTGATGCTTGGCGGCGGCGTTGGTTTTTCTGTTGAAAGATCAAAGATTCATGATTTGCCAAAAGTTAAAGAAGTTAAATTTGTTAAATCCGAAAGAAGTCATGATGCTGATTTTATTGTTCCAGACTCTAGACAGGGCTGGAGAGAACTTCTTCACAAAGTCCTTGAAGCCTATTTTATTACAGGTAAAAGCTTTACATATTCAACCGTCTTAATCCGCGAGTTTGGTGCTCCGCTTAAGACATTTGGTGGAACCGCATCTGGTCCTGGCGCGCTCGTTGATGGAATTGCAGATATTTGTAAGGTATTAGATAACAGAGTTGGCAAGAAGTTGCGATCTGTTGATGTGCTTGATATTTGCAATATTATTGGAAGAATTGTTGTTTCTGGCTCATCTCGACGCTCAGCACAAATTGCAATTGGAGACCCAGACGATGTTCTTTTCTTGAGAGCAAAGAATTGGTCGTCTGGTTCAATCCCCGCTTGGAGAGCTAACAGCAACAACTCTATCTACGCAGACTCTTATGATGAAATTGTCGCAGAGCTTTGGAGGGGTTATGATGGCTCTGGTGAACCATACGGTCTTGTTAATAGAAAGCTTGCAAGAAGTGTAGGTAGGCTTGGTGAACACGCACAAGATAATTCTGTTGAAGGATTTAATCCTTGTGCAGAAATTGCTCTTGCTGATGGAGAGTCTTGCAATCTTTCTACAATCTTTTTGCCAAATGTTGAATCACTTGAGCAGTTTAAAGAAATTTCAATTCTTCTTTACAAAATTCAAAAACAAGTTACAAGACTTTCTTATCCATATGATAAGACAAGTAAGATTGTTCAAAAAAATGCAAGGCTTGGTCAATCTATTACTGGTATTTTGCAATGCAAAGAAGAAAAAATTAATTGGCTATCTGATGTTTATGAAAATCTTAAAAAGTTTGATAAACAGTACAGCAAAGAGCACGGCTGGAATCCATCAGTTAGACTTACAACTGTTCAGCCATCTGGAACGCTATCATTATTGCCGGGTGTAACTCCCGGAGTACATCCAGCATTTGCAAAATATTATATTCGCCGTGTTCGTTTTGGTTCTGCAGACCCATTGGTAGAAGCATGTCGAAAGAGAGGTTATAAAGTTGTTTGGGATGTTGGTCTTGATGGTCGGGAAGATCATACAAGGTATGTTGTTGAATTCCCATGCAAGTCGCCAGAAGGCTCTGTGCTTGCAAGCGAGATGACAGCCATTCAGCAACTTGAATGGGTTAAGAAAATGCAAACGATTTGGGCAGACAATGCTGTTTCCGTAACAGTTTATTATCGCAAAGAGGAGTTGCCGGAGATTAAAAAATGGTTGCAGGATAATTATGATAATTCTGTGAAGTCAGTTTCTTTCTTGCTTCATGTTGATCACAACTTCCCGCTTCCGCCATATGAAGAAATCACTGAAGAGGAGTATAACAAGACTCTTTCTAAGGTTGATTTCTCAATTCCTTTGCAAGATGGTGTTAATCAGGGAGAAATTGACCTTGATAACTGCGCAACTGGCGCTTGTCCGATAAAATAACATAGCGTTATGTTCAGTTTTAATTTAAATTGGGAAAAGCTGTACCGCTATTCATCATTTTTCTTCTTTTTATAATAAAAATGGTGTACAATATGTTAGATGGCAAGCGATATCGTCAAAAATAAAAAACTTTGGGTTCCCCCAAGGACATATGGTGTATGTATCTGGGTAATGCCAGATGGCAAACCGTTATCAGATGGCGATGGTGTTCTATCCGCAGAGGGTTTTGTTGGGGATAAAGACATTGAAAAGCGCGTTACTGAGGCTGCAAAATATTATACTGGTAGCACAGAGGGCGAAGTTGCTTGGGTTCATGGAGCGAGGAAGATTTCAGCAAGTGAAAGAGATGATCAAGTCGAAAGACTCCATAATGGTCTTAATCCAGATCCATTTGAAGACATGTTTGATAATTTGAGGTGATATGACTAAGAAAATGACATATGTAGAAGATGATAGCGCTTCTCAAGAAATTGATGACATTGAATATTTAGCTTTAGAGTCTAAAACTATAATTGATGACCCTTTTACAAAAATTTCTTATTCTGCACTTTCTCCAAAAATGAAAAGGAGAGCGGCAAAGCTTGCAAAGAAATTTGAAGGCGTAGATGGGACATCAACAAAATATATTGATCCAGAAACCCTTGATGGTTATTCCCTATATGACATTGTTAATCCGCCATATGATCTAGATACACTTGCTGGCCTGTTTGATTCTAGCTCAATTCATAATGCATCTGTTATGGCTCGAGTTATGAATACTGTTGGTGTTGGCTTTGAATTTGAAGAAACAACAAAAGCAAAAAGAAAAATTGAAAAGGCAATGGGTGATCCTGAAAAAGTTTCTCGCGTTAGAAAGATGCTGCAGGATGAAAAAGAAAGACTTAATGAAATATTTGAAGATATAAATGTTGAAGAAACATTTATTGAAACAATGATTAAAGTTTGGCAAGATGTTTTGACAATTGGAAATGGATTCTTAGAGATTGGCAGAAATAATTCTGGTGAGATAGGATATATCGGTCACATTCCTGGGACTTTAGTTCGGGTTAGGAGAAAGAGAGATGGCTTTGTCCAAATTGCAAGAAGTAATAAAATCTCTGCAGTCTTTTTTAGAAATTACGGTGATAAAGAAACAGAAGACCCTATCAATAATGATCCAAGACCTAACGAGATCATTCATTTTAAAATTTATTCTCCTAAAAACACTTATTATGGTATTCCTTCTTCAGTGTCAGCTGCTGCTGCAATTGTTGGTGATAAGTTTGCAAAAGAATATAATATTGATTATTTTGAGAATAAAGCAATTCCTCGGTATGCTGTAATTGTTAAAGGTGCAAAACTTAGTAATCAGTCAAAACAAGAATTAATTAATTATTTTAGAAAAGAAGTTAAAGGAAGAAACCATGGAACTCTTGTTATTCCTATCCCTGCCTCTATTGGAGCAGATAGCGATATTCGATTTGAAAAGCTTGAAGCTGGTGTTCAAGATGCATCCTTTGATAAATATCGTAAAGCAAACAGGGATGAAATCCTAGTAGCTAATAGAGTCCCAGCGCCAAAAGTTGGTGTTTATGATAATGCTAACCTTGCTGTCTCTAGGGACTCTGACAAGACATTCAAAATGCAGGTTGTTGGTCCAGATCAATCTGTGATTGAAAAAAGGATTAATCGGGTTCTTGCTGAATTTACCGATCTATTTACTTTAAGATTTAAGAAGATTGACTTGATTGATGAAGATATTCAGTCTAGAATTAATGATAGATATTTGAGAACAGAAGTTATTGCTCCGAATGAAGTTCGGTCATCGCTTGGTTTGCCCGAAAGGACTGATGGCGATGAAGTTCTTCCGTTCCCAACAAAAATTAAAAAAGAATCTGGTGCGGGAGCTCCAGTTGGCAATTCTAACAACCAAAGCTCACAACCAAGAAATGCAAGGTCGGATACTCCAGAAGGAGCATCTGACCCAAGAGTATCTGGCGATCAAGCAGAGCGCGGAGAAAACCAAGATAATTCAGGAGGACAATAATGGGTTACGAAATGGGTATTGTTTACTCTTCTACGGCTGTAACAAGTGCCAATGGGGAAGTAAATACAAATCATCACACATCTTGTATCCACTTCTTTAATACACACAGTAGCACAAATGCTGTTGTTAAGTTAAATGGTGGACCACATAAGGTGCTTATTCCGGCAGGAAAGAACTATGTTGAGGTCGAAGGTGATTATACAAAGTTTGAAGTC